GTGTGTAGACCATCCCGTATTATTTTTTAACGTTCCCTGCAAAAATACAATATTTCCAATTTTCCGTACTCTTGCGTTTGAATTACTTGTGTATGGAACGATGCCATTTCCGTATTTACACTCAACCCATCCTGTGTCCTCTATAATGTCTTGCTTTTTGTTTATTTTTTCGGACAAATTTTCTACATTTGTTGACAAAGTACCAACATTTGTTGACAAATTCCCAATATTTGTTGTTATATCTTCAATTTGAAGTCTCTTTTTCAAATACTCTGAAAGATTTGAAACCTTTACTTGTTTTGCATCATTCCCACCGATGATTAAATATACATCATCCGTGGGAATTTCCTGCTCTGGCAAATCATTAATTAATATAAGAGGTACATTAACCGCCATAATATCACTCCTTAATCATTCAGTTTATTATCTTTGATAAAGTCTCTAATAGCATCAATATGCCCTTTCAATTCATCGTCAACTACATAGAAATTACCCTTATTATTTCTGCTAATTATCTCGCCTGTGTTACCGTCAATCTCATTGTATGTATATGTTACTCTGTCTCCGCCATCTACATTCAATATCATAAAACTACTCAACTGCTTCATTTAACATTTCCTCCTGTTCTTCAATCAACACATTGATTTCGTCAATATATTCTTTCTCATAATCTATCGCAACTTCTTTATTTTCATCTTGGTATTCTTCTAGCCTTTCAAATTCGTAATCTCTTTGAATTGCTTTAATTTCCCATGAGAATTTGAGATTTTCAGTACCTTTTACAGTAAAATAAGTAGGTGTTTTTTCTTCTACCCATAAATCGCCTTGTCCCTCTTTCTGCAAGAATACTTGGTACTCAATACCAGTGTTTACCGTTTCTGCAAATATATCATCAATGCTTATATAACATTCTCCAGTTTCATCGGTTTGTGCCGTTCCAATATCTCCAAACATTGGAGTTGCTGTCTCATAGCAATACTGTGAACGAATATCGTAATTTTCAGTATCAACTATTCTCTTTTTCGTCCCTGTACACATAAAATCTTTATGAACAGTCAAATTTCCACCAGAAATATCTACATTTCCACCAGAAATATTTACATTTCCATAAAATGATGAATCCAAGTCAGAAACAAAAAGTTCTTTTCTTTCTCCTATACTTACATAAAAGTGACCTTTTTCTGTACTGTTTGATCCGTGAGATATTAATATGCTTTCATAATCTATATTTGTACTTGTTGATTCTTGGTCAATCGTGCCAACACTATTTTTTGAATTTTTAACTTTTATACGATCGTGTCTTACTATTGAAGCTTTTCCTGTGCCGTCCTTATTTTTAGAAACGTACATTCCATCATTGAATAATTCTGGCAGCAAGCATATATATGATTGTGGAGTTTTATCGTCTGTTAGGAAATAATTCGACACCAAAATTCCTCCAGTGTCTACCGTCACAATTTCTTGATCCCACATATTGTAAACATGCAGCTCCCCGTTTCCATAAGTTTCGTTTTTACCTCCAAGGTTTAATACTCCACCTCTTGAATATGTAAAGTTGATATACAGTTTTCCGTCAGACCCACGATAAATACCTTGCCATGCTCCGTCATTGGTTAGAAGATTAAAGATTTCTTCATGTGTCAACGCATCAACATCTATTGCAACAGGAATTGTCTCAATGTCAAGAACCTGTGTAAATCCACCTGCCGCATACATCGTACATCTAAGTGCTGCTACATCACGAGGAATACCGATTGCTTTATTGCTTGCTGCTTGAATCGCTCCGCCATTCGTTGTTGCAAGAGCACCATATAGGCTGTGAGTGATTGATGTTTCATCTGCGGATGAAGTATAGACAGTTTTATATGTGTCTCCGTCAATCGTTTCCTCAATCTTAAATCGGCATTTATATGCTGTTCGTGCTGTTGCTGTACCATCACGATAATAACCAGACAGTGTAATATAGTTCGGCACCATTGAGCTGTCCGCTGATCGTTTGATGATTCCTGCGGATGGTTCCATAAAGTAGGTTCTTCCTGCACTTCCTTGATCGCCTTGTGGTCCTGTTTCTCCGGGAATACCACCCTTTAATTTAGCAATATCAAATCGTTTTGTAACAGAATATGTATTAAGGTAATTAGCTGTAATATCTACCCATCCAACCTCTGTTGTTAATCCTGTTACAGTATAAGTGTGTGTTGAACCATTCCAAGCACCTACGACACCGCTTGACTTCTGCACGTTGTAAGTACAGTCGTTAGATATATCGGTATGACCGTATAAAACCTGTGCTGTCGTGTGACATTCTGGAAACGCTGTGTATTCTCCTTTGTAATCTGTTGCGATTGCTTGATAGTCCTTGTCAAGATTTATAATCATAGCACGAGACTTTTTCGCTTCATTGATTGCATCATTAATTGCTTCTGTTGCAGTCTTTCCACCTATTGTGACGTTATCTCCAGAAATCCTTACAGTACCAGTTTCTATGTCTGCAAAAAAGATAATATTTCCAGATTTATCCTTGACTGTCAATGCACCAGTATTAATATAATCTGCATTGATTCCCTCTGCATAAAGCAATCTTGTTATCATTTCGCCTGTGATTGTAAAACCATATGGATAATTTTTACCGCCATCCGTGGAAAAACCGATTGCATCTGATGTTAACTTAATAACATTTCTTGATTCAGCAAGCGACCTCTTATCATGCAGGTAATAAATACTAGAACCGTCTGGTTGCTTCTCTTCCGTTGAATACAATCCACTACCACTTTTAAGTGTTTCGTTCAGTTTTTTAATCGCATTTTCACGATTTGTCTTTTCACGTTCAACTAATTCTTTCCCTTGAATCAGTGCTTTTTGTTCACTTGACGTGTAATTGCTTTGATTTCTCATTGGAGATTCTGCACTATTTTGTAGTGTTGTATATCCAAAGAATACAAAGTTTACATCTGTTAATACAGAATAGAAGCTTTTACCTCGCCAGTCTGTAATCTTTATCTTGTCTCCAAACTCTGCAATTGGATAAGAAATATAATCCATCGTAAATCCACGAAACGTTACATCCTTGAATCTTTCATAAATCCAAGAAACTAATGTCTCTTCATGACCTGCAACTAACGGATTCTCTATTTCTAAAACGTAGCCATCTGAACCGTATTTGACTAATTCTTCCACATCTTCTTCATTTTCGTTACCATCTTCATCGGTTGTTGTCTTAGTGACAGTCTTTGTCATTTGTACACCTGTTACCTGTACATTGTTTGTATCACTTGTTAAAGAATCATAAGATTCGATATCGTGAATATTAGTACTGTAGTCAAAATCATATGTAATTATCTGTAGATGCCCTGTGCGGTCAATTCTTGCGTTTCCGCAGGCAATCATAGCGATAAAGCCTATAATCTGTCGGTGTGTATACTCACTAGATGGCATAGTTGGTATCTGGAAGTCATTATGTAAAAAGTTACTATTTCCAATCAAGATACCGCAGGTATCACAACTATCAATTAACACGCTCTTTGCTGTCGCAGGGAATGTCAATGTTGTGCTGTATGTCTTATCTGCTTTATACATATCATCATAGCCGACAATCGTTACAACACTTCCGTAGGTTTCTGGTTGAGTGACGGTAAATGTACCGTATTCAATTTTTTCTATCGTTGATGATAATTCAAACGTCAGAAATAGTCTGATTTTTGCTCCAAAGAAATCATAATCAGATAAGTGATCATCGTCGTTCATGATTTCTAACTGTACGTTTCTGCTAAGGGCAACTCCTAAAGGAATGGAATTTTCCCCCGCAGAATCAACCAGACTATTGTTATCTATTGAAAAATCATCCTCTGTCAGTTCTAAAACTGTGCCATTTGCAAGTGTAACTTCTGCATACTCTTTAAAATCCTGTCGTTCTGACATTAAAGTTTTAAACTCATTACTTACATTTATCATATCGGGTTAACCCCCTGTGCATTGAACGAAAAACTAGATAATTTCTCTTTGTTTTTCTCCAATGTTTGTATTTTTATGTCCGATACCTGTCCTACATAAAACTTTGCAGTTCTCCATTCATTGTGGTACACGGAAAAATAATGCAAATCAAAAGGTTTTCCTTTTGCTACCATTTGCAGGATTTTTGAAGCTTCTGACATTGGAATATCCGTAGCTGTATATGGGAAACGCTCTACCGTAAACATCGGTGTAAATTTCCCTTTTCCAGACTGTGCCCTTGTTGAACCTTGCGTATACGTGGTTTCGAGTGCTACAGCTATGTCACAATCTGGTTGCCATATTTTCACACCGTTTATTTTTATATAATCTTGTGCCATATCTACTCCTTTCTACGCAAGGCTGAATGGGTTTCTACCGTTACTCATTTGTCTTAGTTTCGCTTCTTCGATAAATTCATCAAATAACGTTCTGCGATTGATTTGTGCGGTAAAGTGATAATCTCCACCATTGTTACCGTTATTGTCTGATTCTAAATCTTTCATAACTGCTAATAGCTGTTCAAGCAAGTTAATTACGTCATTATTATTGCTGTTTGTATCACTCTGTTTCTGTGCGATCACTGCGGATGCTTTCGCAGGTATAATCTTACCAGTTGCAATCTCCGGTGTTTTAAATGGTACACTTGCCAACTCTTTAGACTGATTCATAAAGGTTTTTATTGTATCTGGGAATGCTCTTTCCAGACCAACACTAATACCAGCAGGTAGCATCTTTCCAACCTTATCTCGCATTAATCTTGATGGAGAATGGATTCCAAAGAAACTCGTTACTGAATCAAACGCTTTTCTTGCAAGACTTGTCATTTTATCAACCAAAATCCATGCAAAATCTCCAATACCTTTTGCTATACCTTTTACAATGTTCTTTCCAACACTTAACCAGTTCACTTTTGTAAACTTATCTTTCATTTTCACTACTGCATTTTTTGCTTTAGTAGCTAAACTACTAGGCAAGCCTTTAATTCCATTGACTGCATATGTAATAATTTTCCTTGCGGCTGTCTTTACTGTTGATAATTTACCAGTGATACCACTTCCAACATTTTTGACACCATTAGTACCTATTTCTTTTAATTTGCTAGGCAAATTTTTTATACCATTTACAAGGCTGCTATATACGTTTTTTATTGCATTGACTGCATTAGATTTTGCACCCATGATACCGTTCTTAATGCCCACAATAAGACTTTTACCAAGTGACAACCAATCATAGGCTGCAAACACACTAACGATTGCCATGATAATTTTTGGAATACTTGCAATAAGTGTAGGAATTGACTGAATCAATCCTTTAATCAATATCGCAATAAGTTTCACACCTGCGACTAAAATTTTAGGTGCATTATCATTGATTACACCTGCAATGTTAATCACGATTTCGGGAACATTTTTGATGATATCTGGCATGGCATTAGCAATACCTTTTGCAAGATTCAACATAAGATTTAAACCAGAATCTACTAATTTTCCTGCGTTGCTTCTTAGGTTTGCAGTGAAGTTTGTCAGTGCCGATAAACCTTTACTGATAAACTGCTGTGTACCATTCGTGATCCCTTTTGACAAATTGTCCATGAAAGACACACCAAGCTGTGTTAATGCCGTGATTGCTTTTCCTGCAACAGATATTGCACTAACAAATATTCCAACCCAATCAATAGATGTTAATAATGTTGCTAATTTTACTCCCAACTGTGACCAATCTGTTGTTGTCAGTGCATTATCTAATATTGTAAGGATTCCTAATGCTAAACCAGATAAACTTGTGCCGATTGAATTAACATCTAATTGTGCTATGGCACCGTTTAATCCATGTCCAATAGATTTTCCGATTGTATCCCATTTAAGGGTGCTCACTGCACCTGCTAACATCTGAAACGGAATGTTAATCCTGTTAGCAAACAATCGTCCTACATTAGACCAGTCAACCTCATTAAACATACCATTGATTCCAACACCAATTTTTGCCCCTAAGTTTTTCCAGTCAATTCCCTCAATCAGAAGATTAAGAGTGTTAACAATTGTATTAATACCTGCACCTACAGTACGTCCCATCAAATCCCAATCTATGTGATCTACAAGACTATTGAACGTCCGTGTAAATGCATTTACAAAATAAGTTATCTTTGGACCTACATTATTCCAGTTGATCGCATCATAAATCTTTTGTAGACCTTTGTTGATACCGCTAGCAATATAAGCTCCAAGTCCCTCCCAATCCTCTTTCTTTATGAGGTCCTTAATCTTCTTAGCAATGTCTGCAATGGAAGATTCAATAGGAACTTTCTCAAACATATCTCCAATGGATGGACCAGTGTAACCACCGCCACCACCTCCACCGCCTGCGGATGGGGTAGAAGAACTAGGTGCGTCGTTATCTTTCTCTTTCTGGTACTGTCGGACTTCATCAAGTCCAGAAAGATAAGTCTGTATCTCTTTATTTGCTTTTTTCGTGGCTTTTGCGTTATTCTTTGTGGCTTTTGCCGCCTTATTAGCACCACTGGATGTTTTATTCAATGATGCCGCATAATCTTCTTGTACGGCTTTTGCTCTTGTAAAAGATTTCTGTCCTGTCAGTGCAGCTATAAACATGCCTACATACGTGATCGCTTTCGATAACATATTCATGAATGCCGTTAATATAGGTGCAACTACGGACAAAATCGGTGCAAATGCTGTTGCCAAACTGTTTTGTAACTGGGTTAATGCTGACATCATAGAAGATATCGAAGCATTAGTAGCTGACGAATACTGTGCAAGGTTATTGATACCTGTCATGATTCTGCTGTTAACTTTAGAAATCATTCCAAAAACGGTAGAATATAATATACTCATACCGACCATTCGACCAATAGAAAAGCTTGCATTATTAGCACTGTTTGTTGTGCTTGTGAAGTTCTGTGCCAGTCCACAAAGACGTTTTCCAAGTCCAGATACGACTCCACACATCCTACTAAAGATAGATGAAATACCGTCTGTCTTTGTCTTAACACTGTCCGCGGACTGACTGACATTCTTAAATGATGAACCAAGCCTACTATTTGTGTTAACAAGGCTTCTTTCTTTTGCATCAGTCTTAGATATTTCCTTATTTAATGCATTTAAGGCTTTCTCACTTTCTTCTGATGCTGTTTTTGCGTAGTTCCCTGTAATCGGTGCAGTACGTACTTTCTCTGTTGGTTGTGCAGTTGTTGTTCCGCTGTCTAGCTGTTTTTTCTTCGCTAGTAATTCGTCATATTGTCTGCCGAGCTTTTCCGCGGCACTCTCCAATGCTAAAAACGCAGGGGAAGAAGTTGCACTCTGATTTCTTGCAAAAATTTCTTGCTGTGCCGTTGCTACCTGCTCAAACTGTGTATCAAGGCGTTGCAAGGAATCTTCAAGAATCTGATATGCTGTTGTCTTGATATTTGAATTGCTGATTTCATCCTGCAATTGTGTTGTTTGCCCTAAATCGGTGTTTAAGGATTCAACACTCGTTTCTGTACCTGTGATTTCTGCATTTAATTTTTGCAATGCTTTTGCACTCTCTTCGCTTGCAAGACCTGTTCCACCAGTAAGTTTTGCACTTTTAGGTAGACCACTGTCTGCACTCGCTGTCGGTGCTTCTAATTGCTTTTTCTTTGCAAGGAGTTCTTCGTATTGCTGATCTAGTTTAGCCGCTGCACTTTCCATTGCTTGAAACGCAAGGGAAGAAGTTGCACTCTGATTTCTGTTGAATACATCCATCTGTGCTTTTTCCAACTCTGCAAGCTTTTGTCCTGTGGTTTCTATTGCTTTATCTAACGTATCAAGTGCAGTCGTTTTAATGTCTATGTTATCAAGTTTCTTTTCTGCCTGTGCGGTCTTTTCCAGTTCCTTAGCCACGGTCTTTGCTTTTTCTTCGACAACATCCATGCCTTTTGCATCTGGTGCTTTTATACCGCCACTCATGGCTTTTTCCATTGATTTTCCAATGGTTTTTACTTGATTGGATAAACGTTTTAAAAGGGATGCGATTTCTTTCACACTTGCTTTTGCTTCGGTTGTATCAATTTCTGTTTTGATATAAATACTTCCATCCGCTTTTTGTGTAGCCATTCAATCACGCCCCTTTCCCATTCAGTAAATCGTTCAAATGTTTCTGTTCTTCTAATTCCTCTTCGGAATATTTAACATCTAGGTCAATAAGCGTTTTATTTTCTTTGTAGAACTCTCTTTCCCAATCTTCCAGTTTCTTTCCTTTGGCTTTCTTCATGCGAACACTAAGAATCTGCGAAAACAAAGACTCTCCAATTTCCATGTAAGCTCCTAAAAAAGTCCACCAATGTAAATACTGCATAGCTCGTATTTCTTTTCCAAGTACACGGTTAACAGATGGGATGATAACTGGTGCATCATGTTCCCAATCCATCACATGAGGTTGTTTCTTCCCATCGTCCTTGATACCCATGTCAATAAATTCGATGGCTTTTTCAATAGCTTCTTCATAGTCTTGTGGTGGCATATTTCCAAAATCAACGTATAAAATGGTAAGGCAAACAATCCACTTTTCATCGTTCTCAAAGTCTGGGTCATTAAATGTTTTTAAAATATCCAGAACTGCACGAAAATCTGTGCGTATTTCATAATCTATGCCACCAACTACTATGGATGTAGGAAGTTCCCAAACTTCCATTATTTGTGATATTTAGACGTTGCCCTTTTAATTTTCGCCTGTTTCTTTTTGATTCTCTGGTCTGTTACCTGCTCAATAACGTCCGCAATCTCAACGATGATATTCTCAATAAAGAAATCTCCACTTTCTGTTAATGTCAGCGGATTGCAGATAGCAAAAACAGATTTAGAAGCTTTAGAGTTGAGTAAGTAATCAATCTGTTCTTCTAATCTGTCGGATAATTCCAGAATATCTTTTTCTGTTGCATCTTCTGGTACTTCCATCTTTTCAAGATTTGCAACTACCTCTTCGTATCTTCTAATGATATTTAAATCAACAGGATTGAAAGAAAATCTTCCAATCTCTGCATCATCTTCATTGGTCAGTACCACATTTAAGGCACCAGTTTTGACTTTTCTTCTTAATTCTTCCATTGCTTAACCCCTATTTCCCTGTGCTTGATGCATTTACTGAACTTGTAGCTGCTGTAAATTTACCTGTTTCAACGTTGTAAGTACCTTTTTTACGTTCTCCAACATAATTGACGGTAAATGGAATCTGATAACCAGATGTATCCCCACCGTATGATGTAGGTGTTACATAACATTCCTGCTGATATGCTTCATAAGCTCCGCTTGTAGCTTCTTTCCACATATGCACTTCTACGGCGTTTGTCTTTAAGTTGTCGTCGGTGTAACGATTATCAACAATTTCCTGCAATTTCTGTGATAATGCAGAGTCAGCTTCTGCATAATAAGGGTCAGCTTCAGAAGATACTTCGTATCCATTATGTTTAAATGTTGATTCTCCGATGATATTTTTAGATGTTTCTGTGTCTGGATTCAGTTCGACATTGTACTCTTCTAAGTCTTTTCCCAGACGTTCATAACCAGATGTTCCGCCACAAAGTGAACCAGAATCTAAGAAATGAGCCATATATTTACGTGCAATTTTACCTGTTGTAACTGCTGCCATTTTGATTCTCCTTTATCTTTTCAAGGTTAGTGATCTGCTCCATAATGCAGACCAGTTAATGTGTTATCTATCTATCAAAGTCATTTTGATATCGGGCAGAAATGTTGATTGCCCAATTCTCGGACTTGTTTTCGTTTGTGCTGTCCAAATATGCAGGTGTCTGTCTGTCAATTGTTAAAAACTTTCGATTCCCTGTCAGAACTGGATATTCTTCTAGCTTATATGTATTGTCTTTAATCGTGATTGTTTGTTTTTCTAACCATTTGCCAAGGTTGTCCAACCACTCCTTAATATCTGCTTTCCTCTTTGGTTTTGTACCGCTTGCACGACATATCACGCAAAACGGATACAGACATACCTGTGTGACGTGTCCTGTGATACTCTCTTTTTCTGATTCAATCACTGCACCGCTTACTGGGAACATTGCTTTTCCGCTTGCATCATCAAGTGTAGAAAATGCAATTTCGTCTCCCTCTCTTAATTCTGGGAATTGATTTACCAGTTCTTGCAATGCTGTTGTGATCACGTCAAAACCATCAATGTCGTACTTGACTGGTTTCTTTTCTTCTGCCATTAACTTCCTCCTGCCTGCTTCTTAACATGAGTAACCCATGCTTTACCGTGATTCTTCTTTGCTGTTTCAAACCATTTTGGAGTCGCTTTTGGATTCTGGTAGCTTAAGTCAACTTTTGCATTTGTATGTCCTGCAAATTCAGTGACTAATACTTTCTTAGCACCTTTTCTCGCCCACGGAGAGCCTGTTAATTCGTCAACCATACCTTTACCATAGTACAAGAAACGTCCCATCGGTCCAGTACCTGCACACACCATTCCAGTACCTGCAAGAGAAGCACTTTTTGCTCTCGTTACGTTAATGAATGTGCCTGTTTCATGTGGCATATATGGGACCATATCAGTCATAACTTGACTATCTAACCAATATTGAGCACTTTGTATTTGTTCATCGAATCTCGCCAGACTGATATTAGCTCTCATGTTCTGTGTATTCACATTAACATTTCCTAATTTCTTCTTAGCCATATATAACCACCTACTTAGCCATTACCTCAAAGTGCGGGATTATGTCGTAAAAGGCACTTCCAGTTATTGCAAAGACATAATCATACTTAAGTTTCATTTCTTCATAGAATCCGTCAATATAATCATCCTCTGCAATCGGTTCTTCATTCTTCCATTCGCCAACGATAAAGAAATCAAAACTATTCGCCTTAGAACTAAACGTAAGTGCTTCTGACAGCTTATCATTCGTCTGTTTACACCATTCTTTAGGCGGTAGCCATAATTTACTCCCTACCATCTTTTGACCACTTTTTAGGCTATACTGCACGTTTAATACAGCATTGTCCTGTGAGTCAGAACCGTACTTTGCAACGATGCTTGCTTTATCCATGTTTAGGTTCGTATTATGCAAAATAGAGGGATACCATGTATCTCCTAATTTACTTTCATACCTATTAAAAAGTGTGATTGTATCGTTATACATCGTATCCCTCCGTTTTTATCTTGGATATATTCCCATGTACAGCAAGTTAACTCCATTAGCATCAGTGATGCCAGACAGATAATCTCTTATCTTATCATCGTATAGTTGCTTTTGTGCTTCCTTATCCGCTAGACACTTATCTATCAATGTAGCCGTACCTGCGTTACTGGAAGTCACATAGCTTATACTCTCGTTTCCTGCACTCTTAGATGCTACCTGCTTGCTCATCACTGTCCCATCTTCTAATGTGATATAACCCTGTGATGCTTCAACTCTCGTTTCTGCCTGTTCAATCTTATATGTGATTGATAAAAGTTCGCAAACACATCTTTTAACTGCTTCTGCATCATCTTCATCTGTTGGAAAAGCAATCTTAAGCTTCTTCACATTGTCAACACCAGTCGTGGCATTATCTATCTTCTTGCAAGAATCCCAGACCAGACGATTAAAGTCTGCTTCTGGGATTGCTTTCTCTCCAAAAAGGGTTTTGTAATATTCATAGTCAATGTACGCCATGAAATCACTCCTTTTTATCCGTTGGATTTAATAACACCCATGCGGATATTCTTCTGGTTAAATGCTAAAGACCAGTTTCCTTTAGCTCCTAACTCTGCATTTGTAGGAGACTCTTTTGCAATCTTGTTAGCATTAATAGAAAATCCGTTAGGATGTAATACATAACCCTGTTTTGTATACAGCTTTTCAATACCAGCAGATGTTTCTGGGTCATAGTCTGTATAATAAGGATTTTCATAGTTTGTCTTATCACAAGTCAATACTGAACCTGTACCAAGCATATAAGTTTTGTATACTGGGTTTGTTCCTGTTGTATCAACTGTAAATCTGTCTGTTACCAGTGGAATAAATCCACCGATTGTAGGAAGATTTACTTCTCTTTCTACTGCGTTAGCAATAGTGTATTTGTTGTAGTCAACAAGTCCCATTGCTTTGTACTTTGCATAAATGTAAGAGTTTAATACAAGTAATCCCATCTTGTCAGCGGAATCTCCTAAAGCTTTCTGCTGTGCGAAGATAAGTGTTGTATCATCAATTTTGTTTGCATCTCCTACAGTGCCCTCGCCAGTTAAAGATAAGTCTGTAATATGGTTTTCCATACCAGACAGGCTTAAAACTGCATCAACTGTAGTCATTAAGTCACGTGTTCTTACCTGCTTATAGAAGCCTGCAACAGAGTTTGCAACATGAGTCATAGGTTCTGCACCTGTTAACTCTTTTGTAAAGTCTTTTGCTTTCCAAGCTTTCATTCTCTGGATTAACATGCAAGTCTGTTTCTTTCCTGTGATTTCAACAGGTGTATTGTCTGTTTCTCCATCGTTGTTTAAAGCCTGTGAGTCCTGTTCATCAATCGGTGTATAGAATGGAATTGTTGCGACATTTCCTTTTTCTCCGATTAAGTCCATGATTGTATTGTCCTGTGCTAATACACCAGATGCAATAATCGCATCATTCCATGTTGGGTTTTCTGACATAAACTCAGAAAAAACCTCTGGGTCAAAATCAAAACCGCCAAATCTTCCTGTTCTTGGCATAAAAAAAGTCCTTTCTACCCTAAATAAGAATAGATAAGGACTTATCTTTGTCCCATCTACCTACAACTATTAAGGGATTTTAGGTTAGCGGCTCACTTCCATACTGTGAGTCGGTATTATCTATCTGTCATTTAATAAGGTTGCATAGTAGTCTGGGTCCTCTGCCTTAAGCTTCATTCTGTCGTCTAAAGACATTTCCCTTAACTTCTGTGTTCCCTTTTTCTGCTCTCCGCTGTTGAACTTAGTTGTAAAGCTTGGGATCTTAACATCTGGTACTTTCTTTTCATCAACCAAGATGTTCTCGATCGGTTTCCCATCTTTAGTAGTAAGTTCTTTAAATACATCTTCTGCATTTTTCCCATTCTCTTCTTCTAATTTTTGAATCATCTGGGAGCGGATAGAGTCTTCTGTGATTGCATTTACAAATTTTTTATCAGATAAGAAATCTTTTACTTTGTCTCTTAGCTCTGTCTGTTTAGCTTCTTTTGCTCTTGCTTCTTTTTCGTCTGCAAGCTCCTGTGTTAATGTTGTAATCTTATCCTTAAGACCGTCAACATCTTCTTTCTCTAATTCGGCTAATCTGGTCTGTACATCGTCTAAAGATATTTTGTATTCATCTTTTTTCTTTACCTGTTTATCGTAGTCAGCTACAGTCTTGTAATTTTCAGACATCTTCTTTTTCAGATCGGACTTTTTGTCCTCTGGTACTTCGATTCCTAATTCTGCTAAAATCTGTTCGTAATTCTGCATTGTATATCCTCCTATACGATATTTGTATACCGCTCGTCTGCGGTAATGGATTAAGACTTATATACCTAAGCCAAGGTAAAAGAGAAGAGTGGACTTGAACCACTCTTGAGCCTCTAACTCTCTCTTAAAACTTGTGGAAGGAGGTTAGTTGATTGAATCACATGAGCATCAAACAATCTACTCTTTTATTGTAAGATATGGAGACTCTTTTTTTCTACTCATTTTTCTAATTTTTTTCACGAAAAAAGCACCATGCGACAACATGATGCTTCAACGTTTTTTGGAGGAGTATGAAAAAATTACAGCTCTACCAATAAAGGTGTTAGAAAATAAATGCTATTGATTGCCACTTTTGTGGCTAATGGAAACAACAGGACTCGAACCTGTGACTGTCCACTTATGAGGTGGATGCTCTAACCAACTGAACTATGTTTCCACGGACCTCGTGAGAAGTCCTGCTGTATTATACTTTATAAAATCAATAAGAAAAAGGGTTGTAACATGAAAAATCTTCGAAACAAATCACATACTAGCAAGTAAAAAATGATTTATTCAACAACAACTATTATTTGTTACAAGTATTATTGTAAATTCTATACTATGGATTTTTCAATACACTTTTCATAAGTTTTTTCAAAAATTTCTTTCTTACATGGATAGATTTCTCAATTTACGCCAGTGATAAGCATATCATCTTTTGTCATGAGAAAATCTCCCTCTAGTGTTGGGATAGTGTAAGAATTGCTGTCATATTGTCTAATGACGTAACCATTGTACATAAGCTTAACAGGCATACAGTCAACTACAGTATCAGCGTTCTCTGCTCCGATTCTCATAAGCTCATCAAACGTGATTGCTTCTATCTCAACAGGCTTCTTTACATATTTAGCCATGTTTTCACACTCCTTATTCAACAAACATCCAATCTTCTGCTAACATATCCGCTTGACTTGCTAACCATCCCATCTGAACACCAGAAGTTCCAACGAATGCGATTGCTTTATTACCGATTGATTCATGATCGCAGTTTACAACCTCTCCATCCGCTGCCTTATATGAAATTCCTGTTGCTAACTGGATATACTGATTCTTTCCGTTCCATCCTTTTCTTTTGACTTTAAGTCCACGTTTCATGTACTTAATCGCATCTCCAAATCCAAACGTTGCTTCTCCACCTAAAACTGGGCAATTTGTTTCATCTGCGATTAGCCATTCATTAGACAAAATGTTAGAAAGTGTATATTCAACCCTCTGTGTCTCTCTAATATCAAGTAAATCTCCATGCCCTTTATCAGAATCTTTTGGTCTGCACTGCATCATAATAGTTTCTTTTTCTGTATCCCAATACCAGTACCCACCCCACGATGGAAGTTTTACTTTACGCCCTGCTTTCATTCTTTTAAATGCTTCTGCAAACGACATGCCGACATCTTCCACTACAAGTTGTACTCTATAGCCGTCCTTGTGTACGATTCCATCTTTTCCATCTGTAATTGATGCAATCAGTTCTCCATCTTTTGTGATATTTAACTCTTTAAAATTTATACCGTCAATTATCATTCTTATTCTCCTTTATTTCTCGTGTGTTGTCAGTGCGTTTATTAACTCGTCTCTGGTTTTTTTTAGACCCTCGATGTTGTTCCCTGTGATTTTGTTCTCAATCAAATTAAACATACTTTTCATGACTAAATTAACATCGTCCTGTTGGCTGTTAATTGCGTTGTAGTCACTGTTAAGCTTCTGCTTAATGTCTTTGATGTCTGTCTCAATTGACGTTATACGTTGCTCTAAATCGTCCGTAGGCTTCTTGTAATGCTTATAGGCTTTATACAATACGCCTACAGCTCCACCAATGGTTATAATCCACCCACACGCAACCATGAATTGATTAATAGTTTCCAAATTATTTACCTCGTGCGTTATTATACCTAGTCGCTGCACCTCTAGCGGATGATGCTTGACTTCTGTCCCATCCTGCGGTGTTGAGTCTTTCGTTTTGTGTCTTAAGATTGTTCTGCTTGCAGTAATCTTTATAAGCTTGATTCTGCTTCTGCAATAGTGCAGCCTTTTTCTGATATTCCATGTCAAGCTCATGCTTTAAGGCTTCGTCCTTTGCATTATCCACAGCCGTTTTCATGCCGATTAACTGCCGTTTCGTCTTTCTGATACGTCTTTCAAGTTCTCGCTGTCGTTTCCGTTTCTCGTATTCTTTGCGATTTTCTTCGCTGTCGTAGTCCTCGAACGGATTATTTATTCCATCCCCCGGTCCGTGGGAGTGTCGGCAGTTTGCCCCATGGATTCCCTGCACATTCCCCATACCGCAGACCGAAAAAGGTGGAAATCTTGGGTCATTACCGCTTTTGCTGTAAAACTTGCCTTGCCACCAGAAATGATTGGTTAAATTATTCCCACCGTTCCCGATTCTTGCTCCCAGATGGGCAGATGTTAGGATAATATCCCAATCCATCTCGTCCATACGTGCGTCTGTAATATCTGCTGCCATCTGACTTACACCAGTACGGACTGCTCTTGCTGTAGCTGTCTCTATGCTGTCTCTACGTCCGCTAGGATAAGTTACGTCTGCCCCTTTGTCTATAATGTCGTTAACAGCTTCTTTGACCGCTTCTGTGTAGCTTGTTGTACCGCTTGCAGTTTGGTTATATGCCTTGTCCACTGCATCTATGTAATTATCGTGGCAGGCGTTCGGCATCGTGCCGGTGTAGTTATGCATCTCTCCCTTGGTCTTTTCATAATTCCTCTGCAACAATCGTTGTAGATAAGGACTTTCCCCGAGTGGTTTTGGTTCAAGACCTGCCTTTTTATACACCGCATCATCCCATTCTATAGCCTTTATACCTGCTTCTTTCATGGTTTGAGCGATTGTATCAATGCTTATCTTTGTTGTTTGTGCAATCTCTTTCTGTACCGCTTGCAAGATATACCCTGCATCCTGCAATACATCCATCTGCCACTTGTCAATAGAAGTAAAAAGGTAATCTTCCCCACGTCCTAGCCTTATCATCATTCGTTCTATAATGACAGATACTATCTTGTTATGTAGTTCTTCCGCCTGCTTCTCTGCTTTCTCTGGCACATACCATAAGTAATCTGGCGTTAGCATAATCCACCGCCTATTCTTCGGGGTCTTTTACCATTAGTGCCGCATCTAGCATCTTTCCAACCACTGCCGCATCCGCAGGCTTGCCCTCTTGCGTTAATGTTTTGTCTGTTTCTGTATTGCCTGTAACTCCTTTTTTGCAGATGTTGTACAACAGCTTTTCTTGTTTTGTAAATGGTTCGGGCAGTTTTACATCTTCGCCATTAAGGTATTCAAGGTATTTTTCAATCCTGTACTTTCCCATGCTTTCACTCCTCTCCGCTTGCACCGAATAAGTCTGGCTCTTTCGGTTGTGCTTCTTCTTCAAGTGCTTTTGCTTCTTCTTCACTGAATCCCTCAAATTTAACTAGATAGTACCAGAATGGAATCTTGTTTGAAGTAACATAGCTGTACCATCTCGCTCTATCTTCATCTTCGTTGTATGTAATGTCTCCAAAGCCATACACGGTTTCATACGGTCCGCTTGGTGCTAATTGGTACAGATCAGCGAATATATTAAGTGCTGCAATCAGATCATCCATGCAGGCTTGTAATTTGTCTCTTACGTCCTTAACAAATTGTATCGTCCTCTGTTGCTCTGCTTCAACTCCTGTTGCTGTCTGGATGCCTGTTGTTTCGTTAAATACAAAGTATCCGTTAGAGAATCCGCATTTATAGCCAATCTGTGACAACAGGGCATTGATTCCTGTCAATCGTGTATCCGTGTTGAGACTTGGGTTTACCTCTTGATAGAATCCTTTAATGTCTGTGCTGTTTACATTCTTAACAAACTCTGGTAATCTCAACCGCTTCTTGCTTCTCTCGAATCCATCTTGAGTATTGTTTACCCTTGTACCAGTCTCCATTAACTTGTCGGAGTCTAGCAGCAACATTCTTCGGCTGTCGAATATCTCTGTTGCGTTCCTGCTGTATGCAGTGTCTAAATCTTTTAGCTCTTCTATTGCCTCATAAAAGATAGGCAATCCTAAACTACAATGCAAGTCTACATTGTTCGCCTGCGGTGTCCTAAGAACTGCATACAGACGTTGTCCGTTTAGGTTTGTAAGTCCTACATTTTCCATTTCTCCCCTCCAAGGTGTCTCGTCTATGTCAATTGGCTTTCCTGTGTCGTTGGCATCCTTAGAAGCATAGCACCTGTTTGTGATCTGATACACGTCCTCAATATATCTGTGATATTCTAGTTTAGTGTAGTATGTCCTGCCATCACTTGAAATTTCTCTATGCACAAACACAATGCCTTGAATCTCTCCATTGCTTTCGTCTGTTACAATAAAGTTTTCTGGCGTAATCAAGTCCACACTTGCACCGTTAGGTTTTAATACAACTGTACCGTATGCACAGCCATATTCTACGTGATGTCGTACCTGTTCTAGTTCCTTGTCTATCTGCTCCTGCAACCAATTAGCTCTTGCACTGCCATCTATCTCTATGCCTATTGCAAGTGTAGCAAGGCGTGCTGTCTCACTGCATACAGCTTTTGCAAAGTTGATAGTCTTTATATGCTCGTCCTTGTCTAACCAGTACGGACTGCCCTTATAGATGTATGCACACTTTTCTATAACTCTCTGCATCTCTGGACTGGTAACAGTATTAATCTTAAATTCGTCTCTTGCCTTTTGTCTAAAAAGGTTACTTAATATCTCTTTCATTCTGCTAAATATACCCATTTATGCGTTCTCCCCTCTTCTCATAATCACTCTGTTATATGCGTATCTCAACGAATCAATAGCATGATTGTCTCTGTCGGGGTATCCGCTTATTATATTACCGTCTTTGTCTCTATCATACTCATACGTTGTAATTTCTTTGTATGCGTATGGTGTTCTCCGTGGGTCAATCACAATCTTCCTACGTTGTAGCCATTTCATGCCGTATTCAACTGACCCCGGACCTTTAACTGCTGCCTGTGCCACAAGACCTAAGTTTCTATAGTCCTCTACAGATTTAGGCTCTGCACTATCACAGATGATCGCATAATCGTTATAGCCTTTTTTCTTTATCCAGTCGGCTGTCTGCTCGTTTGACCGCTTATTTACACAATGTTCGTCTATAAAATAGATCGTTTCTCTTGCCGCATCGTAGTATGTCCTCGTAAATGCGTACTTATCTGGATACCATCCCCAGTCAACGCCTTGATATATGCGGTCCATCTGTGCTATTTCTTCGTCTGTAATTTCTCTTACTTCTACATACTCGAACACTGCCCCACCGTTACCGTTAGCAATGCCCATGTATTCATGTTCATATGCTTCTGGTCTAATTTCTTTTAGGTGCTCCGCTTCTTCGATAAACGGTTTACCTAACCACTCTTTAGGTACGTCTAGATATGTGCTTCTTACAATCATTCTGTTGTCTTTTGGTTCTTGCAAATATTGATTTGCCCAATTGTTAGCACTTTTCGGTGGGTTGAAGCTCTTAAATATATATGCCTTATCTCCACCACGAATAGCGGACTGTTCAATATTTCTCACTGCTTCGGGTCCTGCGAACTGGTCCAGTTCTTCAAACCACAGTATGCCGATATATCCGAACTCTGGGGAAATTGATTTAATCTTGTCTGGATCATCAGCACCACGAAAATATACTTTTTGCCCTGTGTCTTTCATGGTAATTTCATAAGGCGAGCTTGTGCACTTATATTCTTTTTCCGTGAACTCCTGCTTTGTTATTGCCCACTTAGTTTTAGCATACACAGAATCCTTTACAGTGTTGTATACCTGTCTTACAACAAGTGCGTGCATGTTATGATCATTCCTCATAAGCTCCGTTATAATGTTAGGTATCGTAGAAGATTTACTCGAACCACGTCCTCCCGGTAATACATATTCTGTATGTCCATGATTCCTAACATCCCTTATCATCGGGTGGAACACATCGGGGATTATATCAAGGTCCATGTGGTACGTCTTATTTCTTAATGCTTCTTCTCTTGCTTTCTTCTCTTCCTCTTCCTTTGCCTGCACCGTCAAAGCCTTTTCTAAGTCGTTCATGGCTTTTAACTGGTCTGGGAAATCTGGCGTAAATCCAAAGGAATCTTGCAACGCACCAGTGGCGATCATTGACCGTCTCCGCTGTATGTCTGCAAGACTCATAATATCATAGCCATTTTCTTTGTCTGTTTTGGCTTGTAGTTCTGCTATATATTCTTTTACTCCATGTTTTTCAATAATGTTCTTTTTTGCGTTCTTCGCTGTTGCGGGAGAGTATCCCGCTTCGATAGCTGCTTGATAATCATTCCCACCGTTTTTAATCCATGCATGAGCAAATGTTCTTTGCTTCTGTGTAAGTTCATTCCGCATTTATTTGCCCATTCCTTTCTCGTATACTTGCCCATATGTCAGACAGGCATTTAATTATGTCCACCTGTGAAGCTGTCCTTAGTATCTCGTACCGTGTATCTCTCCAACCTTTTCTTGTGTTCTCATATGCTTTTATAGACAGGATGTACATTGTTATCATTCGTTTCTGGTCCTCTGAATAGAATTGTGTTGTGTCTAAGCTTATTACAAATCCATTTGCTACTATTGCTCTTTGCAGTTTTCGCATAATTCTATTTAGATTCATCTTCTCACATCCTTTCTTGGTTTATATATATTTAAACAGACCGTTAGGCAAGCGTCACATCTCTTGCATCTCTTGCATCTCTTTTAACCTATAGGGTGCGTGGTTGCAACGAAATTTACCACCTCTAACGATCTGTTATTTATCTCTTATATTCTTTTGTGCTTGGATTCCTGCTTTTATATTTGTCGCAGGTGCATAGATATGCGTTGTATATTCTGTCATACTTGCCTACGTCACACATATAGTAGTTCTTTGTATCACTTCCTAGTAGATGCATACATTCAGCACAGCATATACTTCTATCTTCCATTCTGCACTTCCTCTCTATATCTGTAGCATACGCACATATGACTACACTTAATATTTACTAGGACAAC